AAATTTCATTCATGGCTTTTTGAATTTCTTCTTTTAATAGCTTTTCTGTTAATTTCATTTTCTATATACCTCTTATTTTTTAATAACAACCGGCGCTACCGGCGTGAGTCAACTTCCTGAACAACAACGTCTTACAGGTTGTAACATCCATTTTTTAGTCATTTTTAACTCCAATTTGTATGCCGTCATCCTTAACAACCATGGAGAGCAGATAAGAGGTGCCAGCAGAAAGCCAACCGCAAATAAAAAAATTAGCGATTGTATAATCAAATGTAAATAGTTCGGTTCCAGCGTTTATGACAAAAAGAAAACAACCAACCCAAAATCCTACACAAAGAGGGCAATGGAATAGCGTATTCCATTTTTTGCTATAATCTTTTGGTGGTCTTAAGTCTTCGAAAATCTTGCCGTAAACCAAAATAAAGGTCAAGCCATAAGAGGCAAGAACAAAGTAAAGTAATTCCATTAAATCTCCAATTGTTTTCGTTAAATTTTATTAGATACACATTTCCTCTTTAAAACACGAACTCTTCTTTTTTTAGACTCTTGCATTGGCGGATTTTCCATCATCAGTTTTTCATATGCGTCCCAAACAGTCTGTGCTGTTTTTTTAAGGTAACCAATTAATTCGCCAATTTGTTCTTCACCAGCGACGATTGAGGAGATGTTTGATTTTGAGCTATAATTTTTTATATTTGATAGTAACTCATTACCAACACTTTTTAATAATTTGGTATCTTTGTTGTCAACAGCACCTTGAAAACTAGAGTCCATCCATTTTTCTATACCCTTTCTGTCATTCTGAAGTCTTCTAACGTGCCTTCGTTTGTCTCTGTCAGTTAGGGTGCGTTTCATGATAGCGATAAAATCTTTTTTAAGAGGGTCTGTATCGTTCATTTTCATAATATTTTTATGCAACTTGGTGATATCTACATGAACAGCAGTCAAGGGCAACTTATCACCAGTGTCTCTTGCCACTAGCAAAGCCTCGGACTCACCTCGAAAGCCACTTGTACCTGTGTCAAACTCCATATCATCAACCATTTTGTTATCTCGATTAGGTTTCAATTCATAAAAATTAGTAAAGTCTAAGAAAAATCCACCACCTTCAGTTTGTTTATTTCCGCTTGTCTCATAAACAAATTGAATTGGTTTTGATTCATTATTTGCGAAATCCTTTGCCACCTTTAAGCTATAAGAAAAGCTGGCGACGTCCCTTCGAAGAGTATAGGGCGCACTGGCCGGGTAAACTCCCCATCTATTTCCGCCCACTCTTTGAACGGTTCCCTTTTCCCAAGGAATTTGTTTCAAAAAAGCCAATCCATACTCATCTAGTTGCCTCTTTGATCCTCTGAATAATGGGACATTACGTGTAAAGCGACTTAGAGGTAAACTATTGTCTGTTTTGTCTTTAAAATAGTCTACAATAAAATCTCCTATTTTACCTTCTATTTTTTTGACGGTGTTTCCAGTAATAAACTCTTGAACGGCAACCAATAACTCGTCTTCGATTCTCGTGTTGCATTCCCAATCCTCGGTATCACGTTTTGGGTCATAAGGGTGAAAGATGTGGTCACCTAAATCTCTTCTTCTCATGGCCATGTTTGGATCACACGGATTAGAACTAGTTCCTCGCTTGTCTTTTAAAGTAAAGTCAACCTTTCCACGTTTTTTCTTGGTAGACGGGGCATCGTCAAATTCGATTCCGGTATCGATGAATTCATCTTCATCTGGCTCAAATGGTTTGAATGGTTTTTTGATAAAAGATGGTTTAAAAGCCTTCTTAGTAAAAGAGGGCTTCGCCTCTTCTATAAATTTACGCCAGTTTTCAAAAAGCAACTCTTTCATTAGTAAGTATACCTCCCATAGTAGTAAGGAGAGAACATGCCG